TACCAAGTTAGTTGTAATGGATCTGCAAACTCTGGTGGAATTATTTTATCAACTTTGTGTGCCATAATTTTATGAGGCACAGAGCAATGCACATCAATTTCTTTTTTCCAATTTAAGTAAACACTATTAGGTGCAATAACAATTACATGCTTAATTTTATTTAACAAAAATAAATACGATGCATTATCAATAGAAACTTTTGTTTTACCTGTTCCCATTTCCATAAAATATGCGAAGTTGTGAGAATCTGCACCACGCATTAACGCTTGACGTTGATGTTCAAAAGGTTTTGTCTTGTAATTAAATTTCATGTTAAAAAAAATTTATAATTTATTTCTTGATTTAAGTATACAACTAATTTATACACCCCACCCAAGGAGGTTCTAATATGGACTTAGAAGCAGAGTCGACAATAACAGTCGATACAGCGAAGTCTGCGGACATCGCTCAAACATGCAATAAGCTTTTGGAAACTCAGAAACAGATTAAAACGGCTGAAGAAGAAATTAGCAAACTTAAAGAAGCTGAAAGAAATCTTTCTGACAATGTAATTCCAAACTTAATGCGTGAAGCAGGTATAAGCCTGTTAAAACTAAACGATGGTAGTTCGGTAGAAGTTAAACCTTACTATCAAGCTAACATCACCGAGTCATTTAGAGAACGTGCTCACAACTGGTTGAGAGATAACGGTCACGGTGACTTAATCAAAAACAACGTAACTTTAGAATTTGGTAAAGGCCAAGATGAACAAGCTAGAGCTGTTATACAAGATGCCCAAGAAAAAGGGTACAACGTAAAACAGAAAGAGGGTGTTCACTGGGCTACCTTACGAACATTTGTAAGGGAGCAAATTCAAGAAGGTAAACAAGTTCCGAATGATATGTTCGGAGTTTACGTTGCTAATAGAGTAACCATTAAGAAGGAGGACAAATAATGTCTGAACAACAAAAAGCTACTAAGGAAGTAGCACCAAAAAAAGAAGCTAAGGTTCCAGTAAATCTGGATCTTGAAGCTTTATCTGGTCAAGGTACAGAGAATATTACGGCTCGTGATACTCGATTACCTTTACTAAAAATACTTTACGCAAATTCACCTGTGTTAGATGAAGATGATGGAAAGTATATAGAGAAAGCAAAGCAAGGTGATATCTACAATGAGATCACTCAATCTTTGTATAAATCTAAAGAGGGGCTTTTAGCTGTGCCTTGTCATTACAACAATACGTTTAATGAGTGGCAAGATAGAGGCGATAGTTTAGGTCGGCCTGTAAACATACATACCGATCCAACAATCATGACTCAAACTACAAGAGCAGATGACGGAAAAGACAGATTACCAAATGGTAATTATGTTGAAGACACTGGTAATCATTTCATTCAAATTTTGAATGCTAATTATGAGCCAATTGAAATGGCTTTGATACCTATGAAGTCTACACAAAAGAAAAAATCTAAGTTGTGGAATTCTATGATTATTAGTAGAAAAGTAAGAGGTAAGAATGGTTTGTATGTACCGCCTTCTTGGTCACAAGTTTACAAACTTTCTTCAACAAAAGAGTCTAATAGTCAAAACTCTTGGTACGGTTGGGTTATTGAATTTGATTCAATCTTAGATCCAACAAAACAATTGAATGCATTACAAGTATCAAAAGCTTTTTATGAGAGTTGTAAAAAACAAGACATCTTTAATAAAGTTGCTTTTGAAGAAGAGAATGGTTCTGAACCAAAAAAGGTAAATGATCAATCAACACCATTCTAATGCACGAACAATTACTAGAGTTATTTGAAGGGGACTCTAGCCAATTCATCAAGGTCACTCTAACGGGTGACCAAGATGAACGGGGCAAGAGAAAAGCTGACTACCTCACGCTTCACGAACCTGTTACCTCATCTTTATGGAAAGATCATTTAGAAGGTAAGTTCGTAATCGGATTAAGGCCAGAGCGTGATGAAAAAATTAAATGGGGTTGTATAGATGTAGACCCACAAAATTACAAAGATTATAGTTCAAAAAAATATATACAAATTATCAAAGATTATAAATTACCATTAATACCTGTTAGATCTAAATCTGGAGGATTACATATCTTTTTATTTCTAAAAGATTGGGAAGATAAATCAGAAGTTTTAAAAATTTTACACAAGTGGAACAACGAATACTTTTTTGCAAATGAAGTATTTCCCATGAATAAAGCGTTAGGTATGCCATACTTTAATGCAAAGATGACAACAGAGTTTGCTTATAATGATGAGGGTACGCCTGTTATGGTTGAAGCCTTTCTAAGTATAGTTGAAAAAAAGCGTACAACTCTTGAACAAATCAAAAACTTTAAAGCAACTTCTTATGAGCCCGAAGAAGGTTGGAAAGATTATCCGCCATGTGTACAAAAAATGATACAAGAGAAATGGTCTGGTAATCATAGAAACGATTTGTTGTTTAATGTTGGTATTCTAGAAATGAGAAAAGTAGATGGCAACTTATCTAAAAAAGAAATTACAGAAATATTACTTCAAAGAAACAAACAAATTTTTACTAATCCATTAGATGAAAAAGAAATTGTAAATACAGTAGTTAAGTCAGTAAGTAGAAAAGATTATAATCTAAGATGTAAAACACCATTATGTGATAAAGAAAAATGCTGCACTAGAAAATTAGGTATTATGCAGGAAACACCTGCCATGATTGATGAGTTTGAAAATGTTTTATTTATTAGAGATATCAAAGAGTCTTTTTATAAATTTAATTATCAAGGTGAAGAAATTATGGTCAAGCCAGAAGACTTAGCAAGTGAGCTAAATTTTAAAAAGAAACTATTAAACTATAAAATACTTTGGAAAAATCTACCAAGACGACAAAAAATAAATATGTGGGATTTGTTTTTAGATGCTTTAGTTAAAAAAGCAGAAGAGTCAGAAGAATTTAATTACGCAGAAACTTTAGAAGATATGAGATATCAAACTTTAAAAGAATTTTTTGAAGACACAATTGAACAAGATGATTTTAAAAAATTAAAAGACGGTTATGTAGTCTTAGACTCTAAGACAAATATCTGTTATTTTAAAAGAACGACACTAGATAATTGGATGAAAAAGAAAATGAATAAAGCTTTTAACAATTCCATGGAAGCATTAAGATTATTGAATTGTGAAAGACTTGAATACCATGAAGGTGAAAAAAATATTTGGAAAGTAGATATGCCAGAGTTTATTAATCATCAATCAGTAAGAAAACCAAAAGTTAAAAAAGATAACAACGTAACGGAAATGGACGATGAATACCACACAGGAAAATTCAGAAATTCAAATACTAAAAAAACTACATAAGAGAACCATAAAAATTTATGGCCCTCCAGGTACAGGTAAGACTTATACTTTGATAGAAAGAATTTTAAAAAAATATTTAAAGAAAGGTGTACACCCAGAGAAGATTGCATTTATTTCTTTTACAAACAAAGCAGTTAACACCGCAATAGAGAGAGCTCTAAATGCATTCCCACAGTACACTTTAGAAAATTTTACAAGATTTAAAACATTACATAAATATTGTCGAAGATATTTTAAAGAAGAAGTATTTGATATTAAAGGTTGCATGATTGATTATGCATTACAAGAGAGCATAATTAAAAGATCTGATAACAGATTAGAAGATGATGACTTTGTTTACAAAGATTGGTCTTTGTCTATCTATGATAAAGCAAGGAACATGATGATAGATCCAATCAAAGTTTACAAATTAGAGTCATATAAGAAGGACAACATAGATGTGTTTCAAAGAAAAATTAATACATATGAACATTATAAAACAGGTGGTGGTGAAAGATCGTTTATAGATTTTACTGACATGATTGAAAAAGCCATAGATGAAATAGAGTTTCCAGATTTAGATGTGTTAATTTTAGATGAAGCACAAGACTTTACACCTTTACAATGGTCAGTTTTATATAAATTAGCTAATAATTCAAAAAGAATTTATTTAGCTGGTGATGATGATCAAGGCATCTATCAATGGAATGGAGCAGACTCAAAATATTTTACAACATATTTCCCAGGCAGAAAAGTTGTATTACGAAAGACAAGAAGATTTGGTGAAGCCATACATCATTTTACAGAGATAATTAGAAGAGGAATTATAGACTCTGAAGAAAAAGAATATTTACCATCAAACAAAGAAGGCAGCGTAAGAAGATATCTTAACTTCAAAGAAATAGATTTTACGTTAAAAGGCACTTGGTACATACTAGGTAGAGTCAATCGAGTTGTTAATGAATTACGAATGGCAGCCAAAGAAGCGGGTTTATATTTTGGTGACAACAAAGGTAATAAATCTTTTGATCGTAAACAATGGATAGCCATAAAAGCTTGGACGGCTATCTCTAATAGTAAATCTATTAATAAAGCAGATGCAGAAATTATGTATAAGTATTTAAGAAATTTACAAAAAGATGATTATCGAATGGATAAGTTTTGGACTAATGAACCAGACTTTAAAACTTATGATTTTCAAACTCTAAAAGAATGGTGTGGCCTAGATTTACCAGATGAAAAACAAAACAAAGAGTGGTGGTGGATATTAAGAAGAAACTTTACATCACGACAAAAAATTTATTTTATTCGATTGTTAAAAAGATATGGACAATCACACCTTGATGAAGAACCAAAAATAATAATTGATACGATACATAGTGTAAAAGGTGGTGAAGCTGATCATGTTGTTCTTGCAAGTAAAAATGATTATGCCTCAGACTTTAGTAGAAAAAATAAATTAGACCAAAGTGGTGAGCGAAAAGTTTACTATACAGGAGCCTCAAGAGCAAAAGATACTTTACATATATTATCAACAGATTATAAGTATCATTATCCAATAGGTAAGGATTATTTAATATATTTGGAGGAAACAAGATGAATATAAAACAAGCTATCTTGGACGCTTTAGAAGATAGATATAAATCTCAAATCTCTGAGGCAGAAGCCACGATCAAAATTTACCTCGAACAATCTGTTGGAATTGGTGAACACCCTCAACATATTGATGAAGTAGATAAACTAATAGAAAAAATAGCAACAGCAGAAGAAAAACTTGAAATACTGAAAGGATATAATGACTAATAAAGAATTATTCGATACTGTTTTTCCACAAGATAAGCAGATCGGAGGATCCCATTATAAACATTTTCCTATACAGCCTTATGAATTCATAGCTAAGAATGATCTTACATTCTTCCAAGGCAATGTAGTGAAATATGTTTGCAGATATCGTTTTAAAAATGGTGTCGAGGATTTAGAAAAAATAATACACTATTGTCAATTAGAAATAAAAAAACTAAAGGATACAAAAAAATAACATGGAAGCAAAGTTCTACAAGCCCACAGAGATTTATTTTAATCTCTTTGGCAGATTAAGAGGATATGATTTAATAATTAAAAAAGCATTAGATATTGGTTGTAATGAGGGTGCTTGGGCTAAAAGGTTAAAAACAGTTTACCCAGAAGCAGAAATCACGATGATAGATACCATAGATAGTTTTAAAAAAGAATGTGAACAATATGGTAAATTTATTCAAGCCTGTGTTGGAGAGAAAGAAGACGAGAAAATATTTTATTTCTCAACTGATCCTATGGACTCAAGAGGAGGTTCTTTATACATAGAAAATTCAAATGTCCCTTGGAATACTAAGAAGGTGCAGACAAAACCTTTGAAAGATATTGTACCAAATGAAAAATTTGACTACATAAAGATAGATGTTCAAGGTGCAGAATTAGATATCATAAGAGGTAGTTTAGAATTATTCCAATCTACAAAATGGGTTCAATTAGAATGTCCTGTATTTGAGAATAACAAAGGAGCTCCTAAGTTCGCACAAGTTACAAGCTACATGATTAATTTAGGTTTTTCTATCTTTGACATAGAAAATGTGTATTATAATGCTAAATTAATGTCAGTGGACTTCTTATTTTGTAATAAAAATTTACCTAAACAAATACCACTTGAAAGAGAGTTTTTACAATACACGCATCACGACAAATGAGTTTACAACTTACAATGAATTTTAAAAAACATCTTTGGGCAGCCCCTAGTGAATTTAAAGATTTGTCGGGTTACGATGAAATCGCAATTGATTTAGAAACAAGGGACGATGGTATCAATGAAAATCTAGGTGCAGGTTGGGCTAGTGGTCGAGGAGAGATAATTGGTTTCGCTGTTGCTGTTGAAGGTTGGCAAGGATACTTTCCCTTTGGTCATTTTGGTGGAGGCAACTTAATACCAGATCAAGTTAAAAACTATATGAAAGATATTTGTGAATTACCTTGTACTAAAATATTTCATAATGCTCAGTACGATGTTGGTTGGTTAAAAGCTTCTGGGATCACGGTCAACGGACAAATTGTTGACACAATGATTGCGGCAGCTTTAATAAATGAGAACCGATGGTCTTACTCATTGAACGCTTTATCTGTTGATTATTTAGGCGAGATCAAGGCAGAAAGTGACCTTAAAGAGGCAGCCGCTAGTCATGGTGTCGATGCTAAATCTGAAATGTGGAAACTACCCGCAGAGCATGTTGGCCATTACGCTGAACAAGATGCACGACTCACGCTCCTTCTTTGGCAGAGATTTAAAACAGAGATTAGAACACAAAGCTTAGAAACTATTTGGAAGTTAGAGTCTGATCTTTTACCAATACTAATTCAAATGAGATTTGAGGGTATCAAAGTCAACTTAGAAAAAGCTGAACAACTAAAAAAAGAATTTGCAGAGCAAGAAAAAAAACTACTACATAAAATAAAAAAGTTAGTGGGTAAAGAAGTAGATATATGGGCTGCTCGACAAATTGGCGAAGCTTTCGATAAACTTGGTATAGAGTATCCACGAACACAAAAAACCAAAGAACCATCATTTACACAAAATTATTTATTCAACTCTCCTCATGAAATATCTAAACTTATAGTACAGGCCAGAGAAGTAAACAAGTTTCATAATACTTTTTTAACTGGAATAACTAAGTTTCAACATAAAGGTAGAATTCATGCAGAAATAAATCAACTGAGATCTGATACTGGAGGCACTGTTTCTGGTCGGTTATCTATGTCTAGCCCAAATTTACAACAACTACCATCAAGAAACAAAGAGTTTGCTCCAAAGATTAGAGGTTTATTTATGCCTAACCATGGCTGTAAGTGGGGTTCTTTTGATTACTCGCAACAAGAACCACGACTTGTTGTGCACTATGCCTCTTCAATTGGTGAAGGTTATGAAGGATCAAATGAATTGGTTGAAGCTTATGCAAATGCTTCGGCTGACTTTCATCAAACCGTTGCTGATCTAGTGGGTATTGATCGTAAACAAGCTAAGACTATTGGTCTTGGCCTTATGTATGGAATGGGTAAAAATAAATTAGCCAACTCTCTTGGCCTTGATAGAGAAGAGGGTGATAAAATTATAGCAAAATATAATCGTAAAGTACCTTTTGTTAAATTATTATCAGATAGATGTATGCAAAAAGCAGACGCTGAGGGTGTTATTCGTACAAAGCTAGGAAGAAAATGTAGATTTGATGAATGGGAACCTAGAGATTGGGGTCTGTGGACATCAGAAACTTTTGAAAATGCTGTTGCTAAGTATGGTAAAGATAACATTAAAAGAGCAAAAACTTACAAAGCATTAAATAGATTGATACAGGGTTCGGCTGCCGATCAAACTAAACTTGCTATCGTTGAATGTTATAAAGGCGGTTTCATTCCCAAACTACAAATACATGATGAATTA